TGACGGCAGCGCGTGGCAAGATGAGTCGATGTGGACAAAGAAGCACACCGGCGACACAACGGATGAGGTTTAACAATGGCTGACACGGTAACTGCGAGCTACGGGCTGACAAAGCCGGAGGTTGGGGCTTCCGAGGATACTTGGGGGGCAAAAATCAATGCCAACTATGACACGCTAGATGGTCTTCTTGACGGCACAACTGGCATTACGCCTAACCTGCTTTCTGGTTGGAAGGTGGCGGGATCGGCAATCACGGCCACGGCGGCGGAGCTGAACAAGCTGGACGGCGTGACCGCGACCACGGCGGAGTTGAACAGGCTTGCGGGCCTTGCGCCCACAACGTCAGAGCTGAATTTCGTCGATGGCGTTACAAGCCCTATCCAGTCTCAATTGAATGGAAAGGTGCCTACGAGCCGGACGGTGAGCGCCGGGCTTGCTTTGTCGGGCGGCGGCAATCTTTCTGGCAACATCACGATTAGCGCCAATATTGCCACGCAGGGTCAGGCTGAGGCTGGCGCATCTGATATTGTGCTGATGACGCCTCTCAAAACCGCACAGGCGGTGAGCCAGGCGATAGGCGCGGCGGATTGGCAATATTCGTCGGTGACGACGCCATCCGGCACCGCACACGTTATCGCAAACGTGATCTCGGCGGGGGCGCGAGAGGTTGAGATTTTCTTCGATCTGGTGTCGTTGGACGGGGCGGACAGCCTCTTGATCCAGATGGGGACGAGCGCAGAATGGGAGCTTACTGGATACCTTAGTTACTCGGTGCGGGATGGCGCTGCGAGGATATCGAATACGGATGGCTTCGGGGTTGTTTTGGGTGCGGCCACTCTGTCTTTTGGTGGAACAATGCGACTGTTTCGATCGACCGGCAACCGTTGGCTATCGGATCATGTGGGGTCCACATTCGGCGTTGATCGTGGCGTCCACGGCAGCGGGCAAAAAACCTTGTCTGGCGAGATCACACGCCTGAGAATTGTTCCAACGGGCACAAACTCTTTCGACGGTGGCACCATTCAGGCGCGGTGGAGGTAAAATGCCGCTTATCCCTCTGGATATTCCGCCTGGGGTTTTCTCGCTGGGCACTGACCTTGAAGGCTCAAGCCGGTGGATTGATGCGTCTCTGGTTCGGTGGCGGCATGGGTCTTTGCGTCCGATAGGCGGCTGGCGGCAGCGTATTGCGGCGGCATTCGCGGACCCGGCGCGCGGAATGCTGGTTTGGCAGGATAATTCGTCGGACAGGCGCGTAGCGGCGGGGTCGGCCAGTAATCTATATGCCATTTTGGCCAGTGGTGTTGTTACAGACATCACGCCTGTTGATCTTGTGTCGGGCGATGTGAGTGCGCTTGTCGGAACTGGCTATGGCAACGGTTTCTACGGCACGTCATTCTACGGCACCTCCCGGCCTGACACTGGAAATTATGGAGAGGCCACAACGTGGTCGCTTGACACATGGGGACAAAATCTTGTTGCTTGCAGCACCAAGGATGGGCGATTGTTTGAGTGGGACTTGAACGCGCTGAACAAGGCGGCGGCGGTGAGTGGTGCGCCGACAGGCAATCTTGGGCTGATGGTTACGGAGGAGCGATTTCTGTTTGCCCTTGGGGCCGGTGGAAACCCTCGCCTTGTCCAGTGGTCGGATCGCGAGGACAACACCACTTGGATACCGGACGCGACCAATGAGGCTGGAGATATCGAGTTGCAGACGCCGGGGCAAATCATGGCCGGGATCAAGACACGCGGGCAGGCGCTGATTCTGACCGATACGGATGCGCACACGGCAACCTATGTTGGCCCGCCGTTTGTGTATGGATTTGAGCGCGTCGGCACGGCCTGCGGTCTGGCATCCCGCAAGGCAATAGCGGCGACGGATCGCGGCGTGTTCTGGATGGGGCACCGGGCGTTTTTTGTCTATGACGGCTCGCAAGTGCAGGAAATACCGTGCGCGGTGCATGATCGAGTGTTTGGTGACCTGAATGCGGCGCAAATCACGAAATCGTGGGCCATGCCAATCGGTCAGTCTGGCGAGGTTTGGTGGTTCTATGCGTCATCGGCATCCAATGAGATAGACCGATATGTTGCCTATGATTACAAAGAGGGGCATTGGATGATCGGCGAGATGTCCCGAACGTCCGGTGCGGATCGCGGCGTGTTTCGTCATCCGATCATGTCGGATGTTGCGGGCAATGTTTTTGACCACGAGGCCGGGTGGAATTATGACGGGTTGGATGTATTCGCGGAAACCGGCCCGATCAGCATTGGTGTTGGTGATAATGTGGCGGTTGTGACTGGCATGTATCCCGACGAAAAATCGCAAGGTCAGGTGAGGGCGACATTCAAGACGCGGTTTTATCCGAACGATGTCGAGCGAGAATATGGGCCGTTTACCATGTCAGCGCCGACCAGTTTTCGGTTTACTGGCAGGCAAATCAGAATGCGCGTGACGGGATCGGAACTGGCGGATTGGCGAGTTGGCGTTAACCGGCTTGAGACCAAACAGGGAGGTAAGCGATGACTAGCCCGGTTGTGCCACCTGTAGGGCCAAATCTGGCCATATGGGCGCGGCAAATATCGGCATACCTGCAAAGAGTGAGGGCGCGGATTGCATGGAAAAGCACAGGAGAAGCTGCATCCGAAAATGGAGTTGTTCTGTGGGACAACGAAAGTGGCTATCCTGTTGTTTCAAGCGGCGGCGCGTTTGCTCAGGTTGCGCTATTTGGTAATGTCCCGGCGTCCGCTACTGCACCGGGCCGGGCTGGTCAGATGGCTTGGGATGCAGATTATATCTACGTCTGCACCGCAACAAATACTTGGAAGCGGGTTGCGATTGCCACATGGCCCTAGACCTTAACGACTATCGCAGGCAGATCGAGAGCGCCTTGGCCTATGGCGGCGGCACGCATTTGTTTGAGGACGTTGTGCAAATGGTGGCCGAAGGGTATGCGCAAGCGTGGGTGAATAACGATAGCATCGCAATCACTGAGGTTGTTGTTTACCCGCGCAAGAAAGTGCTGCACGGGTTCATTGCAGCGGGCAAGAGCAAGGATATCATGGAGATGATGCCAAGCGCCATTGAGTGGGGCAGGTCCATTGGATGCACGGGATTTACGATTGCGGGGCGCAAGGGCTGGACCCGCATCTTGGGCCGGATCGGGTTCAGGCCTCACTTGCTTGTGTTGGAGCGCGAGATATAGGTTGCGCGCTTGTTGTGTGGCGACATGTGTGGTAGGTTTCGGGAAATTGGTCATGGGGGCTTATAATGTCAGGCGGCGGTAAGGGCGGGAGCCAAACAACTCAAGTGCAAATACCCAAGTTTCTGGAGGACGCGGCCAAGCGCAATCTGGCGCGAGCAGACGAGATTGCGCAGATCGGATTCATCCCATTCACGGGGCCTGATGTTGCCGCTTTGACGCCATCTCAATTGGCGGCGATGCAAGGCACGTCTCAGGCGGCATCGGCGTTTGGATTGCCGGGTGGCGGCTTTGATCCCATGCAGGGGCAACCACAAGCGCAGACTTTCGCTGGTGGAGTTCAGGGGTTATCCTCTGCGCCGATATTTCAGCAGGCTTTGGACGCATTCGCGCAGCAAAACCCAGGCCAGTTTGAGGCTATCCGCCGTGTTTTCCTCGACCCTGTAACGGGGGCTGCGCCTCCAGCGCCGTTTGGCTCGCCAGCTTTGCCGCAACCAGTCTCGCCGTTCGGGCCGTTCGGCTTGAGTGAGCGTGAGGAGCGGATTCGGCGCGGTGAGAATGGGCCGTAACGATGGTTGGATCTGCAAACCCGGCTTTTACGCAACAGGCGCAAGCCCCGCAAAACGTGTTCAGCCAATCGGCAGGCGCGTTGACGAACGCTATCGGCGGCACTCAGGCTGCAATGGCGGGGCCGAACATCGCGCAGTTTCAAAACCCGTTCACCAGTCAAGTTGTGGACAGGACGCAACAGGACATTGAGCGCCAGCGCCAGATGGCAATGAACACGATAGGAGCGCAGGCCGAGGCGGCTGGTGCGTTCGGCGGGTCGCGCCAAGGGGTGGCCGAGGCTTTGACAAATGAGGGTTTCGCTCGGCAGTCTGGCAACATTTTGGCTGATCTGAACCGTCAGGGATTCAATACGGCGCTTGGCGCCGCACAAAATCAACAGCAGATCGGCTTGCAGGGCGCTGGGCAGTTGGGTGGATTGTCCAATCTTGGCTTTGATTTTGGCCAGCAGATCGGCCAGCAGCAGGCTCAACAAGGTGCGCTGCAACAGGCTATGAATCAGCAGCTTATC